GTTGGTTTAAGGGGTTTAATTACCGCAAACCTGCAGTTAAATGCTCAAGGACTCGAACCTTGGGTTGATTTCACTACCTTATCAGGGGGCTCAACTGTTGTTGTGGCTAAAACAGCAAAGCGGTTACTGGATACGAACGACACTTTGCCGTCTGTTCCCGTCACGGGGATCTTTGGGCTAGGGCTTTGGGTGACCAGGGCTGGCTTCCCGGCAATAACTAACCATTCAAGCACTAATTTGCGACATTGGTCGGTATTCTTGTGCTTCAGTGTCCACGCCAACAATTTCTCACGCTCCATCTCACTGGATTTAGACACAGCTGAGATGAATGGGGGCACGGGTCCAAACTTGGCAAATTCCACACACAAACTCTGCTCTATGGCAGGTGTTGCACGTTTTGCCACTTTGGCTGCTCGCTTTGCCGACCGCGTTAGGCCACCTGCTGTAGGTGCGGGTTTTGGGCTAGCGATTGACGCCATAGTTTGGGCCGCAAGGGTCACGGGAGATGTCGGGGCTGGAGCTGGGCTGGGCTTCGAAGGCTCAGGATGCGTTTCAACAACGATGATAGGTTCATCATCAACCGCTGCTTCCTCCCTAGTAAGCGGAGGTAGGTAAGCAGGCACAACTGGAACCAGGGGCACACTTTGGTATGACGCAGGGGGAGGAGGAGCAGGCAGTGGGCACTGTCTCAATAGCTCCTCAGGGGTCTGATCTGGGTGGACTAACAAGCCACCTACGACGGAGGGCAGTTCGATTCGGGGCATACTGGATCCACAGTCGATGGTGCCCAAGGCAGCCAAATCTTCCATGGTATTCACCTCTTCAAGAGCAGCCGCATACGACTTGACACGGTCAACACTAACTCCAAGGCTCTGTGCAACAACTTCTTCAGACAAGTCACGGTCGTTCGGGGCTTGTGGCCACGAATTCCGTTCCGGGTCGTCTAAGAACCTCACCATGTAGGGGGTGTCTGCTGACAAGATGGAATGAATGCCGGGCTTCGTGTCATCGGGGCGGGGCAGCATGCGGAGTAGAGCACGGCACCATTCTCCTAATACGGGGGAGTGGGTGTCGGTCACCAACATGCCTTTGACACGAGCATACGCAGCGAGGTCAATGGGCACGCTCTCTTCTGCTGTCATGGTCATATGGATCTTTCCAAGTGTTCGTTTGGGATCTTGGATGGAAGTGCCTCTCGTCCACGGGTCTAGGAACAGACGTCCAACAAAACCAACAGGCTCCCCGCGGTCGTGGGTGATGATTTTGATTTTAAGACCTAAGTCTTTGGCAACTTTCTCTAGATGTTCTGGTTCGGCTACAGTAACACCATCGTCTCCATACGCTAACCCAATATTGTCCCATGAATCATTGATTCCTAACCCGGCGGAGCGGTTAGCACAATACGTAACAAAGGCGTTAACAATTGTGTTAAAATCTGTGGTTCCGGGGGTGCCTGAACGGCGGGACCAATACGCGTCATAGAACTTGCCAAGCTTAGTGCGGTTAATGGTGTTGGCCTCATTAAACAGCAAAGCATGTAACTCCGCGCGATACTCTGGCGCCACCCAACGCAGC